TCCACCTGCATCACCTTGAAAGTCTAAATCTTGAACTCCTAACTGAGAATCAACATATGCTTTAATTGATTGCTGAGTAGCTAAAGATGTAGCACTATTACTAGACATATTATCTTCATCCTTGAAGTCTGCTATTGTAATTGTTCCATCACTTAATGAACCAAAGGTCAATGTTCCAGAAACTGTTGTGTTTCCAGTTATATTCCCACTCAATGCCCCAACAAAGCTGTTTGCTGTTACTGTTCCAGTTGCTGTAAGATCTCCAGTATTGTTCATACTGATTCCACTTTCAGTTCCTAATCCATCAGATAGAACTTGTAACTGAGAGGTCAATCCATCATTATCCCCAACCTTAATTAGAGAATCATAACTGGATGCTATTGATATTCCTGTTAAACTACTTGCCATTTTTTCTTATTTTTAATTTTTTATTTATATATCTCATTAACTTTATAATGTTTTTTTGCTTAGGTTTATATATTTTCATATCTAACTTTTATAACACCCAACCTTGAAAAGTTGGCTCATCTCTATCAGGATATATATCATCATTTGTGTTAGATGTATATTCAGGATATGAAGTCTGATTGAAATCCATATAAGAAATAAACCTCCTTGTGTAATACTCTGCCATTGTTCTTTCCTTTTCAACTAGGAAATCTATCTCATTCTTACTAACTGTTTCTGCATTTTCAGATACATGCTTAAATATTCCACCATTCTTAATTTGATAAGCACCAAATGGTAGGAAATCAACCATTGCATAATGAATTAGCATAGGCTGAACATAATCTATTAGTAATGTTTCATAAACAGTTGTAGCAATAGCATCAGTTCTTATCAATTCTGCTATTTTATTGTAAAGATCAGTACCTAAATAATGCTGAACATGGATCTCTTGTGCTATAGAGATAAAATGCATTAGCTTATCTGCTTGTACATTACCATCTATTATAGTATTTTGTACTAAATCATTTCTATTTATAAATAATACTGTTGCTGCCATTGTTATCTTTTATTTACAAAGCCATTGTTTGCCATGTCTTTAGGTTTTTGTGCTACTTTTTTTGAATTTTTTTCAGGAGTAAATCCACCTGCTATACTTTTAGCCTGAGCTTCAGTTACTCTTTTGTCATTTGTTATGCCTTTATTAGGTAAAAACTCTCCTTGATCATTTCTTTTTCTAAAATATACCACTCTATTCCATGCATGATGACAATTTCCCCCACCTTTATACAACCAAATAGAATAAGTAGATGCTCCACCTTCTCCCCAACCTGCATTAACTGGCTGACTATCCATAGCTATTATATCTTCTTTTCTATATATCTTTTTAGCCTTTAACATAGCTTGACAAAATGGTCTTGTTACAACTTCACCTTTCTTGTTTTTAGTTAATTTACCTGCATATCTGTATCTAACTTTGAATAAACCTGAATCTTGTTCACTTTTACTAGCAGGTTTTGCTGATCCAGTACTAACAGCAAGTTGTAACATTTCATTTTGCTTATCATCCTTATCATAATTAACTACATCTTCTGATATTACTTCCCATCCATCTAGATCTTCATCTTCTCCCATATCAATTAATAGCTTTGCTACCTCTTTTGTAAGATGATCATTAGGTCTATGTATCTGCATACCTTTTTTTAGAGCTAATTTCTGACCAGTTTCTTCTTCTCTTGTTTCCTGATCTGTAACATTTGTTAAATCTGTAAACTCTAAAGGCTGTAATGTCTTGAAATATAGCTTTAATGATATGTTATTAAATGCTAATATCTTATCAAATGCATCAATCATAAGATTTTGATAAGGTCTTACAACCATATTATCCATAAGGATAGATGCTTTCTCCATTTCATCAGCATTATTTCCTAATCCAGTATTGTTTTTAATACCTAAAAGCATAGGAGAAACAACTCTATGAGCTACTAATATCTTTTCTTGTGATTCAGTACTTAAAAATTGATACTGATTGTGGGCATCAGATAACTGTATTGGTTCAATACTAGCCTGAGATTCTGTATTGTCATTAAATGATAGTATAAATCTTCCTGCATTAGTTGATCCAGTAAACTTATCTGCTATTTTTCTTTCAATTATTGATCTTTCTTCTTCATTTGGTATTCCATTATTCATGTTTATAATCATTGAAGGACTTAATCCATTCTTAATGTTATTCATGTGGAAGTTAGATACCTCTCCCTCAAGTTCTGCATATTGTAATCCACCAGTATATGCAGGAGGACTATAGTAATAGTAACCTGCTTTATATGGTTTAATAAACAATATCTCTATATTCTCTTTAGATGTACCAAATGCAGGTATTCTTTTAAGCTCATCAGAGGTCTTGTACTTGCTCCAATCTGAGAAATAGTAATACCCTTCAATCTGTCCTTTATCTGAGCTAATTTCAGCTCTAAGTGTTTCTACTGGGATGTGTTCTATTTGTACTATTTGCTTTCTTCCCTTACCATAGATAACTTGTAATGCAGCTCCACCCATTAAGTAGTAATCATATATAACTTTCTTGATTACATCTTTCTTCATTAAGCTAATCATTTGTGCATACTGGTCAGGTTTACTTGAACTATCTGTTGCATCAAGTCCTCTACCATATATCATTTCTGATATTCCATTAATACATGCATGGTTTGTAGGAGATGCCATAAAAGTATCAATTAGATATTGATAGAAATTGTTGTCCTCTCCATACATTACAAAATCCTTTCTAGGATCTTCTATAATTTTGGGAGAAACATAACTAGCTAAATCTACTACTCTTATATCTCCTTCAAACTTAGGTTTTCTGTGTTGTCTGCTCATAATTATCCATTATATACTTTGTAGGTGTTATCACCTTGTGTACTTGCTTTATATAATCCTTTAACTGGATCATAATATTCTGATGCTCTTTGTGAAATAGTCTGATCAGTACAAAAAATTCTGTCTTTATAGATTGTTTGTTGTACTTTTTCTCTAGGTTCATCCCATTTGCTTGTTGCCAAGTTCCATTCTTCTTGTGCTGTTGCCCATGTTGCACCAATAGGTGTTAGAGCTTCATTCCAATTAATAGTAATGTTATTCCATAATTCAAATACTGAATCCCAGTTAGATCCTAGTGAAAATAACTCAACTTCATAGAACTTTCCTTCTTCTAAAGCTAATGCAACACTTATAGCACCATAATCTCCTAGCTTATTAATAGCAACTGACTTGGTTTGTGTTATATTGGTTTCCTCATCCCTTACAATAAGACTTCCTGAGATTACAAATTTTCTAGGAATAAGCTGAAATGTCTGAGCTGATGTTGCAGTACTTAGAATTATCATACTTATATAATGCTATTTATTTATTTTTTTATAAAGTGTAAGATTTTTTTATAAAAAAAAACCCCAACTTAAAAGCTGAGGTCTAACATTAAAAATAAATTGGTTTTATTCACTTACCCAATATGATAGTTGTGATAATTCAGAAATCATTATAGCTATTCTTTCTTTACAATTTTTTAAACTTCTAAATTGATATTTAAACCTTCCCCATCCCATTCTGTAATTTAATTGAGAAAAATTATACATATCTCCATTTAGCTCAATTCTGTAAGGACTTGAACCAAATCCCACATTATAGATTTTAAATTCACCTAAATCAAACTTAGATTCATAATTTGCTATATAACCTGTTTCATAAAGGTCATTATTGTCAGGTAGTCTGTTAAATTTTAAAATGTTTTTCATAGTGTTGTTTTTCATATTTGATATAAATATAATACATTATTATATATCTACCAAATTTATTTACAATTATTTTTAGGAAAGTTTATTACAAAAAAAAAGGAGACCTAAAAGATCTCCCTTAATTAGAAAAAAACACTTAACTATTATGATGTAGGAAAAGTACTAATTTGTGTTGTGCTATCCAATGCTAAAACTACAGCAGGTGTAACAAATGATGGAGGAGCTGTTTCTATTGCTTCAAAAGTTAAATTGAATCCATTGAAATCTCCCATGTTTGCCCCAACTGTAAAGTTACCAGTATTTAGTGTACCTCCATTTACTTGCCCAACTAATAAATAATTGTCATCATTATCAACAACTACTATATGAGGTCTGCCAACTGCTAAAAGTTTGATTTCCTCTGATGTTGCTCTATCATAATATTGAAGTTGAAGTGTTAAACTTTGTGTGTAGAATGTAGTACCATTCTCTGAAGAACTTGTTACAGTAGTATCTAGATTAGAAACACCTCTAAGATCATAGTCAAAGAATACTGGAGTACCTGCAAAAGCAGTTATTAATCCTGCTGATTCAGTTATTGCTCCTAATGATCCAAAATCTGCAAAGTAAACTTTTTTTAGACCTCCTGCTTTATTTCTACATGGTACTTTTCTTCCAGTAGTTAAATTACAACTCATATTATTTTTTTTTTGTAAGTATTAGGAGGCTATTACACCTCCTATCTACTTGGATTATTAACTCTATTAATTATGCTTGGTAAAGAACTATCTCATTACCTAAACCATACTGGATTCCATATGCAAATCTTGCAACAAATCTAGCATTTCTATCTCCTAATGTATCAGCAGTATCAATTACTCTGATTTCATTTAGATCACTTAATACTGATGTTCCAAAGTATAAATTACTTGTTTGGGCTAATGCCATTGTGTTTGTGGACATACCATTTGCCATGAATACTGGAACTCCATCAAAAGTTAATGCTTGGTTATTATACCACATTTGACCTTTGTTTTCATATCCACCACCAAAACCTAAGGCTAAACCACCTAAAGCTCTAATGTAGTTTTTCATAACATCTTTAGAAACATATAATTTAAGATCTTCCTTTCCATAAATTGTATTAGGACATAGATCTAAAGTTTCTCCCATTTTTGCTACAACATTTGCAGCAGTTACAGCAGCAGGATTTGGTACATCAATAATATCACCATCAGCAGCCCATAATGTTTCATATCCATCTATTTCTCCTGCATTTCCATTTGTTCCAGTCCATATGTTTGTTTCAACAGATGCTGCAATTTGGTCTGCAAAGTTAGCAATGATAAAGTCTGAAAAAGAAGAAGGCATATTAGTAAATGCACTAACTCCTAATTCTGCTGATTCCCATGAATCTACAAATTGTTTAGTACAAAACTTAGTGTTTACCTGAAACTCCTCAGTTTGTAATACTCTTTCTGTGATTGCCACAGTTCCTTGATCATCAAAATCACATGTTGAATTTTTGATAAGACCTGATGCAGCTACCTTTTGTATAACACTCTTGTGTTTTACATTTGGCATAACAGTTACACCACCATTCTCTAGTGTTGTTCCTGAAAGTAATGCAGCAGCAATGTACTTTTTAGCACTTTCCCCTGCATAAGTAGTTGTTATTGTTGGTTTACTCATTTTTTTTGAATTTTAAAATTTATATTATTTACTTAATTTATTGATAATTCTATCTAGACTTGTTTCAACTCTATTTGCTGAGATTTGAAATTCCATCTCTTTAGATTTTGATTCAGGACTGTGTGTTATTGGCTGTGCTGCAGGTTCTGCTGACAATTCAGTTTCTAACTTTTCAATTTCCTCTTTTTGAGATCCTAAAACTTCTGATAGATTTGTTTTCATTTCCTCTACCATTGATTTTAGTTCATTGAATTCCTCTTTTGATGGATAATCTGTAGCTAAATCTTCAGCCTTAACATCTTCTTTAGATGTTTCAACTTCTTCTTCAACTTCTTCTGTAGCTTCAGAAATACTGTCAATCAGACCTTCTTCTTTAACTACAACTGATCTTCCATCTTCCAAAGTATATTCACCTATTGGCATTGGAACTCTATCATCTTCTGTAACAATAAAGACTTCCTTACCACCTTCAAATGATTCTGCTTCAATAACAGTACCATTTTCTAGATTCATAGTAGCTAGTGTAACTTCTTCAGCTTTCACTTCTACTTCTTTTACTTCTTTTGACAACTCCATGCCTAAGATGTTTTTGATTTTACTAATTGTATCAGTTGCTTTCATGACTATATAATTATATTGATTTAAAAATTTATATTTTTGGTTTAAGTTTCTGTCTTACCAACTCCTTGTCCCCATATTGTACCATCACAACATTCTATCCTATAATTGTTATCATCACAAAGACAACCTCTAGTAGATCTTATAGGACTAGTATATGATGGTGTTGGATTTTTTCTCTTTTTTTTACTCATCTTCCTTGCTGATTATAAGGTTTTACATAATTAGTAGCACCTTTATTCTTTGATGTCTTAGATTTAGCATGAACTCCCTTTCTTCTTACCTTCTTTTTCTCTAAAGTTGTAGAACTAATAAACTTACTTCTTGCCATTATCTTTTAATTGGAACACAATTAGGAACTCTCTTACCATTCTTTATCTTAGTTCCATACATTTCATATCCTGATGTACATGGTTTTTTTAATTCATGCATCTCACAAGGCATAAACCACTCTTTGCCTTCAATCTCATGCATATGATAACCTTCACATCCTATGTTCATAGCCATTTCTTCAGCTTTTTCTATGGAAGAATATGCTAATCTATCATCTATTATTGCAAAGTTATCATCAACTACTACAGTTTCAAGTTCTAACTCTCCTAATTGTCTTAGTTTGTTTCTACTCCAACCTAAAGCAGCTAACCCACCCCATAACAAGTATGATATATTAGCACATGCTTCACTATCATTCTCATTCTTTCTATATTGATCTTCAGCTCTAGATAAATAGCTATACATTCTTTTAATTGTTTCTACTGAAATGTTCTTTTTTTGTGCTA